TCCTCCTTTTAGTTTGTAGGGTTGCAACCCCTCTTATATGCTATAAGTATGATCATTAGAAAGGTTAACCTTTCACTTTCACTAGACCACTTTCTAGTGACCGTTTAACCGTTAACCTTGTCTACATTTATTCTATCACCTCCGTATGCTAATGTCTACTAAAATATGATAGTTTTTGAAAAAAGTTTTTATATTAAAACCCTATAAAAACTATATCAACATTCTCTTGACATCTGTTTCTTCTATTATATATGTTTTCTACTTGATACAATTAAGATGTAAGAAATTAATAGAAACGGAGGAAATAATTATGCGTTTATCCCGTGATGAAAGGGAAACCCTTTTAAACGATTTACTCAATCCAGAACTTGACCACGCAACACGTTCTGAAAACCTTCAAAAATTCCGTCTTGCTTTTGATTCTGCTGACGTGGAAATCGAAGAATTTGAAAAGAAAACTTCTAAAATGAAAACCGATATTGATGATCTGGTTCTTTCTAATAGTAAGTTATTCCGTCAGTTAGGTCAGGAGTCAGGAACGGAAAAGCAAAAAGAAGAACATAAAGAAAAAATATTCAGTGAGACCGTCACAATTGAAGGTCTCGAAAAGGGAGTGTAATAGAAATTGAGAATTACCATTAATGATATTAAAACTAGTTTAGGTGTAGCTGAAACATATGACATCGTAAATGCAATTAGAAACAGTTCAGGGGATAACTTTCAACAATTTGTAGGACTTGCTAATTATGATAACGTTGCATCCATTGGCGCGGGTATCATGATCAATCAGGCTGTTCAAAATGAGTTCATCGTCAACTTGGTTGACAGAATCGGTTTGGTTGTAGTGAAGCGCGCTTTACTTCAAAACCCATTAAAGAAATTTAAAAAAGGTTTCATGCAACAAGGTAGAACCATTGAAGAAATCTTTACTGATATTACAAAGGCACATAAATATGATCCATATGATGCAGAACAAACCGTTTTCAAACGTCAAATTCCTAATGTTAAGGTACTTTTCCATGAACGTAACCGTCAAGATTTCTACACTCAAACGATTTCGGATGAACAATTAAAATCTGCGTTCGTATCTTGGAGTAATTTTGAGGATTTTGTTTCTTCTATTATTAATAGCATTTACAATAGTGCAGAGGTTGACGAATACGAATACATGAAACTATTAGTTGACAACTACTTCTCAAAAGGCTTCTTCACGGTTGTTCCTGTTGTTAAGCCTGATACGGCTACTGCCGCAACGGATTTTGTTAAAAAATTACGTGCAACAGCGCGCAAAATGACTCTTCCAAACGGTTCACGCGACTTTAACTCATTGGCTGTCCGCACTAGAACCGATATGAGTGACCTTCATTTGATCATTGATGCAGACTTAGAAGCAGAACTAGACGTTGACGTTTTAGCAAAAGCGTTCAACATGGATAAAACTAATTTTGTTGGGAATGTAACCGTTATTGACGGTTTCGCTTCTAGTGGTTTAGAAGCTGTCCTTGTTGACCGTGATTGGTTCATGGTGTATGACAACTTGCAAAAACTTGAAACCGTTCGTAACCCTAAAGGCTTGTACTGGAATTACTTTTTCCACATTTGGCAAACTCTTTCTGTATCACGTTTCTCGAATGCGGTTGCGTTTGTTTCTGGTACTGTTCCCGCTGTTACACAAGTTATTGTCGATCCTACTATCGTTTCGTTAAAAGCAGGCGATACATTCGAGTTTACAGCTTATGTGCGGGCAACAGACGGTCTAGACCACTCTGTCACATGGTCTGTTGTTGCCTCTACTGCTTCAACTACATTGCAAGCAGGGACAACGATTGACGCTAACGGAGTTTTAACCGTTGCTTCTAACCAAACGGGAGAATTACTTGTAAAAGCTACCGTTGAGGGTGCGGGGGTTGACACTGATGGTGCGGGACCTGATACTACTGACGTTATTGGTGAGTCTATTGTTACGATTGTACTGTAGTACATTATAAGGACGTGATTTAATGGCAACTGTACCATTATCAGGGAGTGACATTCGACTTTTGTCGAGTGTCCCTTTCTCTAATGACTACAAAAATACGCGATGGTTTGAAACCGTCACCGAACAAACCAATTATTTCATTGGTAAACCCGCTGTTCATACAATGGGAAATGTAACTCCTACTTATTTTAAGAATAAGGACGGTAAATCTTATGTGGCAGTAAATAAAAGCATTGATGACCTTTGGTCAACCAATTACATGATGTTTCGAAACACCTCTTATAATAGTAAATGGTTCTATGCTTTTGTTACCCATTTAGAATATGTAAATAATAGTGTTACCCATGTTTATTTTGAAATTGATGTTTTTCAGACATGGAAATTTGATATGACTTTTAAACCATCTTATGTGGTAAGAGAGCACTGTAAGTTATGGAATAGTGATGGAACACCCGTGATCAATACAGTGGATGAAGGTTTAAATTATGGTACGGAAATGGACAATGTATACAGCATTAACCACATTCCAAACAACGGTTATAAGTGGTTAGTTATTCTCGCAAAGCAACCCATGCACCAAAACCAAGCAAAGGTTGTTACTCCTGTAGTTGTGGGATCACCTCAACCATTAAGTATTTACCTTGTTCCATTTAAAGATGATGATACAGTCGCTTATATGAACATTGTAAAAGAAAATGCAACAGTTTTAACATCTAAACCTACTGATGTATTAAAAGGTTTATATACGGATACAGATGCAGTTAACAATATTGTTTCTTTATACATTACAGATTATATTGGTATTCCTTTTACGTTTGAACCTCCAGAAGTGGGGGCACCTGATGTTATTACTTTTCCAGACAACGGAAATTTAGTGAAAAGTGCTCAAATATCGGATGGAAGTACAGGATTTTTTAATTGTCTATACGTTAAAAAAATTATTGACTTTTCACCTAATGTAGAAATATTCACGAATAAGTATTACGGTTATAAATCAGTAAGTGAAAGTAAATTGTTGATGTATCCCTATACACAATTAATACTGGATGACTTCAAAGGTAATCGTATTGTATTAAAAAATGAATATATCACTTCTAACGATATTGAAATCACTTTAAAAGGTAGTTTAGGAGTCTCAAATAAAACATCCTACTCTATCACCAATTACAATTATGATGGATCAGGGAATCAATTAGCAATTGCAGACGAAACAGCTTTAATCAACAATGAACCAAATGACATTCCTATCATTACGGACTTATTGAGTGCTTATATTCAAGGAAATAAAAATAGTATAAGGTCACAAATGAACAGCATTGAATTTAATGGTTATGCGAACGTTGCATCCAGTGGTTTCGGAGCAATGGCTTCAGGACTAACTGGTAATGCTGTAGGGGTTGCCAATGGTATACAAGGAATGGTTACAGGTGCAGGAAATACGGTTTTACAATTACAAGCAATTCAGGCAAAAAATAAAGACATTGCGAACACCCCGCCATCGATTGCAAAAATGGGGTCAAATACTTCCTATACGTTGGGGAATAACTATAACGGTTTATTCATCATTAAGAAACAAATAAAAGATGAATATATTCGTAAATTAGAGGATTTCTTTAATATGTTTGGTTACAAATTAAATGAGGTAAAAGTACCAAATTTTCACACACGACAATATTGGAATTATGTTCAAACCAAAAATTGCATTATCCAAGCCAACATTAATAATGAAGATTTACAGGAATTGAAGAATATTTTCGATAATGGCATCACCTTATGGCATACGGATGACATCGGAAATTATTCGCTTAGTAATGGGGTGATAGCGTGAGTAGAAAACAAAAGCGATACAGAACACCTAACGACATAGAAAATGAAATGGGTAATGATTATTATAGTCATTATTATCAGTATCTATCATCCCTTGCTTTTCAACTTTTTGAGTGGGATGGATTACCGACAAGCATCGACCCGCGCTATATGGAAATGAGTTTGCACTTGAATGGGTATGTAGGTTTCTACAAGCATAAATCTCTTGGTTATTTGGTTGCACAAGGCGCACTTTCAGGGGTTGTGGATCACTATAATTTACCTACTAAATTTCACGTAAATATGCCACAGCTACAGGACACCTTTTATATTTTAAACTATAAGGATTTAAAAGATAGTTTAGAAGAACAAAAGAAGAAAACAGGGGTTGTTATTTATAATAATGATTACCACTTTAGTACGGTGCCAAGTTTGAGGATGTTTGCAAAGGATTTAGCAGAATTAAAAGAGATTATCCGAGTAAATCAAAATGCTCAAAAAACACCTGTTTTAATTACAGCCAATGATAATAATTTGTTTTCATTGAAAAATGTCTATAGCCAATATGAAGGAAACGCTCCTGTTATCTTTGGAAATGAAGCATTGTCCGCTGATGCTATACAAGTTTTAAAAACAGATGCCCCGTTTGTAGTGGATAAGCTAAACCTTCAAAAGAATGCAGTTTGGATGGAGGTTATGACGTATCTTGGAATCAAAAATGCTAATATGGATAAAAAGGAACGTCTGATCACCGATGAAGCAAACAGCAATGATGAGCAGATTCAGGCAAGCGCTAACGTATTTCTAAAATCAAGGGAGGAAGCTTGCGAAAAAATTAATGAATTATATCCAGATTTAAATTTATCGGTTAAATTACGTCATGAAATTGTAGAGCAGTTTGAAAATAATGTTTCGCGTGAAACAACAGGGGGTGCATCCAATGGCAACGTATAGTATGCAATTAAAAGCGTATATTGAAAGTTGGTCACAGGATGATGACACCCTTACCAATCGTGAACGAATTGAAAAAGGCAGAACCAAACTTTTTGATTTTGATTATCCAATTTTCGATGTTAAATACAAAAAGACATTTGAAACGAATTTCATTCGAAATTTTTATACAAGGGAAATTGGT